GTAATGTTCAAGGAGAAAAAGAGAATATTACTTTAGGTGCAGTTGATGTTCCTATTGAGAAACAAATTGCAATTGATAAGGCTTCTACCAAAGGATTAAAGTCTGAAGAGTACGCTAATAATTCGGAAAATAAATTAGATAAATTAAGGAAACTACGCCGTGGCAATTAAACCCGTAACCAATACAAATGTAACAAATGAATCGACAATTAATCGTGCCGAACAGACAAGTATTCGTTCAGAAAAAGGTAATGCAAAAGTTGTCATTAAAAAATCTGGTGGTAAAAATGTAGGTAAAGGTTATGCCATAGGATTGAAAGATATTGATACGGCTATATTGGGACATATTAAAAATGTAATGAAACCAGTAGTAAAGGAGTCTAATGAGATTATTAAAGTACCTGTATTGTGGGGTAATGAAGAAAGATGGAAATCAATAAGAAATCGTGGTGTATTGAGAGATTCAAATCAAACACTTATTTTACCCGTTATGGTGGTTAAAAGAACATCGGTGGCTATGGATCCTACTAAACCAGTATCATTTGATAATGATGTTAAAGGTAAATTTATAAAAGTTATTAGGTCAAATCGATATAGTAAAAATAATCGTTATGATAGATTTTCAGTATTAACTGGACAAAAACCAGTACAAGAATTTATCATAACAGGTCAACCTGATTTTGTTGAAATAAATTATAATATTGTGATGATGACGGCTTACATGGAACAAATGAATCAGTTGGGTGAATTGTGGATTGAACATTTAGAAACTTATTTTGGTGATCCAACAAGTTATAGATTTTTATCAAGTTTACCAGGATCTATTGATAATGAAGTTGAAATGGAATCACAAGGTGAAAGGTTGGTAAAAAATACATTTGATATGACGATAAAAGCTTATATGATTCCTGAATTTACTGATAAAGTATTTGGGAAAACTGGTGAAATGGTACGAAGTTATAGTAATAAAAAAGTATCGTTTTCTGAATCAATTATATAATTATATATGAAATGGTTTTATTAATCTAACAATAGGGGTTTTACATGGCTAAAGAAGTAAAATTTACAGAGAAAGAGTTACAATCACTTGCTGATTTACAAACAAAGTATAATCAAGTTACTAATAGATTTGGACAATTAACAATTGCAAAAATAAATCTTGAAAAACAATCTGAAGCTTTGGAAGAGGAAGAATACAAGTTGAATGATGAACTTGAAAATACTCGTAATGAAGAACAAGAACTTTTACAAAATATTACTGAAAAATATGGTCCAGGACAATTAGATCCACAGACTGGAGTATTCACACCAACTGTAGAAGTAGAAACACCAGACGCCGAGGGATAAAATAATATAATAAAGTTCTCTTTCAAAAATTGTATAATATTTATATATGAATAATTATATTTAATATCATACCTTTTGGAGACTTTAAATGGCTGAAAAAATTCTTAGTCCAGGTGTATTTACCAACGAAATAGATCAATCTTTTTTACCAGCAACTGCGGGTCCCATTGGGGCGGCTATTGTTGGTCCGACTGTCAAAGGTCCAGTTTTAATCCCAACTGTAGTTAGTTCTTATAGTGAATATGTACAGATATTCGGTGAGACAATAGAAAGTGGTTCGGATAAATATCAATATTTAACATCCCATACGGCGAAAGAATATTTACGCCAAGGTGGTCCTGCTACTATCGTAAGAGTAGCACAGGCAAATCAAACTAAAGCCACTAGTGATATTAATTCGTCTGACTCTACTGGAGATACTTATGCAAGTTCTTCGATGACATTTGCTGCTGTACCAAGTGGTTCAGTTACAGGAGCACCTGATGAAATTACAATTGGTACTGTAGATTATACATTTGTATCTTCATCTGCTGGTTTAACAGATACTTCAACACAGATATTTTTAGATTTCCCGGCAGCTTCAGGTACTGCTACAACCACAACTACTGTTGCAGCTAATTTTGTTTTGGCAATTAATGATGCTGAACGCGATGGTACAACATCTTTAGGTATATCAGCATCATCAGCAGCTGCCGTTGTAACAATTTCTGGATCAAGTGCTGGTACAGATGCTAATTTAACTGTAACAACTGGTTCTGGTGGAAATGCTACAGCGACAACTTTGAATTTTGTATCTCCTGTAAACATTCAAGGTGGTACTAATACAACTACAAAAAGTACTTTATTTACCTTAGAAGCATTAGGTAATGGACCTGAATTCAATAACACGAGTTCATTAGGTACTGATATGATATTGACTCCATTGACAAGTTCGGCTACTAATGACCAATTCAATAATGGTAGTTTTGGTGGTAGACCAAGTAACTTCAGATGGGAAGTTTCACAAAGAAATTTGAAAAAAGGTACTTTTACTTTGTTAATTAGACAAGGTAATGATACAGTTAAAAAGAAACAAGTAATTGAAACTCACGAAAATCTATCTTTGGATCCGGAAAGTACAAATTATATTTTAAAGAGACTAGGTGATACAAGTACAACTGTTGCCGTGGAAAATAGTGAGGCATATGTAAAAGAAACTGGTACTTATCCTAATAGGTCAAAATATGTAAGAGTAAGTTCATTTCCTGATAGTACTAAAACTCCAAATTATCTTGATGAAAATGGTAATGTAACGACTCCGAAATATTCGAATTCAGCATCATTCTTACCGGCTTTAGGTAGTGGAAGTTATGGTGGTTCATTTTCTGGTGGAGTTTTTGGAAGTGAAGTAGACCATCCATTTAATTTTTATTTAGACGATGAATCTGATTTAGGTAATAGTCAAGGAGTTGATGTTAATTCAGTAGCATCAGGTAAGTCTGCTTATCCAGTACAATCGGCTGCGGTTGGTGGTGGATATAGAACTGCTTTGAATGTTCTGAATAATAAAGATGAATATGATTTTAATCTATTGTTTATACCAGGAATTATAGACCAAGCTGGTGCTGGACATAATGCTATTGTACAAGATGCTATTGATTTGTGTCAAGACCGTGGTGATTGTTTCGTGGTAATTGATAATGGTAAAAAGACCGAAACTGTAGCCAATGTAAAGACAAATACAGAAGCTCGTAATTCAAGTTATGCGGCTACTTACTATCCTTGGGTACAAATACAAGATGCTAGTCTTGGAACTTATAGGTTTGTACCACCATCAGTAGTGATTGCTGGTGTTTATCATTTCAATGATACTATTGGACAACCTTGGTTTGCTCCTGCTGGATTAAACAGAGGTGGAATCGATAGTGCTGTACAGGCATATAGAAAATTAAGTCAGACTCAAAGAGATGAATTATATGATTCAAATGTTAATCCGATTGCTACATTTCCTGGACAGGGTGTAACAGTATTTGGTCAAAAGACAATGCAAAAGAAAGCAAGTGCTTTAGACCGAGTAAATGTTCGTAGATTACTGATTAATGTTAAGAAGTTTGTTGCTCAATCTTCAAGGAATTTAGTATTTGAACAAAATACAACCGATTTGAGAAATCAATTCTTGAATGTTGTTAATCCTTATTTAGAACAAGTACAGGCAAATAGTGGATTAAATGCTTTCAGAGTCGTGATGGATGATACAAATAATACACCAGAAACGATTGATAGAAATCAATTGATTGGTCAGATATTCTTACAACCAGCAAGAACTGCAGAATTTATTGTATTGGACTTCGTTGTTCAACCAACTGGTGCTGCTTTTCCTGAATAATTTTTGATAAAGTGATATTTATTATTGGAGACAAAATATGGCAGAATTATTAGAAGCGAATAAGATATTTTACACACCATATGAACCGAAGTTAAAAAATCGTTTCATCATGGAAATATCAGGTATTCCAGCTTTTACAATTAAAACAGCACAAAGACCACAACTTACTTTTGATGAAGTAGCTTTGGAACATATGAATATTACCAAGTATGTCAAAGGTAAAGGTAAATGGCAAACAATGCAAATTACTTTGTATGACCCGATTGTTCCTTCTGCAGCTTCAGCTGTTATGGAATGGGTTAGATTACATCACGAGTCTGCTACTGGTCGTGACGGATATCAAGATTTTTATAAGAAAAATGTTACATTTCAAGTATTAGGACCCGTTGGTGACATCGTTGAAAAATGGACACTATATGGAACTTTCATACAAGACGCTACATTTGGTGATTTAGCATTTTCAGATAGTGAACCTGTTGAAATTACACTTACATTGAGGTACGATTACGCTATACTTGAATTTTAATAGTTATTAATCATTAAGGAGTTATAATGTCAGAACACAAATTTCCTACGGAAGTTATAGATCTTCCATCACAGGGAAAAGTATATCCAAAAGATTCACCTTTGGCTGATGGTAAAGTAGAATTAAAATACATGACCACACGAGAAGAAGACATATTGATGTCTGAAAATCTTATTAAAAAAGGTCTGGTAATTGATAAGTTATTAGATAGTTTGATTGTAAGTAAAGGTGTTAAAGCTGATGATTTAATTCTTGGAGATAAAAATGCCGTATTGGTTGCTGGTCGTATATTAGCTTATGGACCAGAATATACAGTTGAGGTTACTAATCCAAACGATTTAAATCAAACGGAAAAACATACTTTTGATTTATCACAATGTCCGTTTAGAGGATTATCAGATAATATAAATTATTCAGATAATTCATTTGAATTTAAAACACCAGTTGGTAAGAATACAATTAAATTTAAGTTATTAACTGGTAAAGAAGAAAAATTAATTGAAAAAGATTTAGAACAATCTAAGAAGTTCGGATATAATACAGAAATATCTACTCGATTAAGATATTCTATTCTTGAAGTTGATGGTGATTCTAATTTAGAAACAATAACTGCCTTTTCACAAAATATGTTGGCTCGTGATTCTATGGCATTGAGAAATTACATTCAAGAAATTTCTCCCGATATTGACTTGACATCGGAAATCGAAATAGGAGGTGAAACTGTGAGCGTGTCTATTCCGCTTACAGTCGAGTTTTTTTGGCCTAAGTCCATCTAATAAATTAGAGACACATCAATCCATATTTTATTTTATATACGGTGTACCTGGTTTCACCTTTAGTGATGTCTATGATATGCCCGTTCATTTGAAGAATTTTTATTTCCGAGAGTTTATGGACTTGAAGAAAAAAGAAAATGAACAAATAGAGAAATCTCAATCTAAATCACAACCAACTATTCCAAGACGATTCAATCCAAAGAAATAATCTATCTTTAATATTTATTAATATATTAGGAGAACTACATCATGTCATATATGGATAGAAATAATATTATTGAAGAAGGTTTGTTTGATAAAATAAAAAACAAATTTAAAGATTGGAAAAAATATGATAAACTTACCAGAATTTTAATGAAAGATCCAGAGTGGAAAAAGGCATATAAAGATGTTGAAAAATCTTTGGATGATTATAAAAAAATAGTTGATCAAATAACAAAAGAAATGAATAAGTAATGGCAAAAAATAAAGTAACAGACGCAGACATTGATAGACTTGCGGAAATCAACCGAGAGTTAGACAAGAGGACCAATAGAACCAAAAAGTATATAGAACTTGAGAAAGAAGCACTATCGTTAAAAAAGGCTGCAGGTGTACTTGAAAAACAGATGGAGAAGATCCGAAGTTCTGAAGAAGGTATACAAAGAAGAATAAACTCTGCAATAAAAGATAGAGAAGGTTCTATTACAGGTATCTTAAAATCTATTATTAAAATGGATTTATCATCGACTTCGGAATTAATAAATAAAAGAAAGATTGCTGGGAAAACACAAGAACTAGCTAAAGGTCAAGAAAGTATTTCAAAAGCACTTCAGAAAGGTGTACAATCTGGAAAAATATCAGTAACAGATAGAGCAAAAATACTTAAAATTCAAGATGGTATCGCGAGTGGTAAAATAAAAGAAAACGATATTGCAGGAAAACTACAAGGCCTTAGTGCTAAGGGTTTAAAACATTCAAAACTATTCGAAAAAGGACTCAAAGGTCAAGCGGGAACTCAAAAAGATATCAGTAATCTAATCAGTAAAAGTGCTGGTGGATTAGCAAAATGGGGAGCTAGACTTGGTTTTATTGGGGTTGGTTTAACTTTCGCGTGGAAAACGATAAGTCAGTTCGCTGCAAAAATAGATGAGGTAGGAAAAACATTTGGATTCTTGACAAGTAAGAATGAACAATTTAGAAATGG